ATTAGATATTCTCTACTTCTGAGGCTGGGACTGGTGCTCCGTACGGAGTTAGTCTTAATCCTTTGTCACGGATTTCTTTCCATTCTTCTTGCTCGCCTTTTTGATGTGCTCTGACTTTAGCTAACTCGGCTGCCCATTCATCTCTAATTTCTTGTGTGTAATCAGACTCTTCTCTATCATCCCAAAATGAGCCAAGCGTATATCTTGCGGATCTTTTTACTACAGTTACTTCATGCATATTTTTATGACCACCATGAAATATTAAAAATGACCCAGCTTTTGGAATAACTTCAAGTGGGGTCTCTCCATGTCTTGCATCAAACTTTAATGTTCCGCCTTCAAAATCATCATTTAAATATAAAAAACCAGCATATCTACTTCGTGTAAACGCACCCATTTTTCCTTCTGAGTCGCTGTTGTCTGAGTGCTTTGGTGCAAAAGCTCCTGGAAGCCATCTTTGCACATGAAAGCTAATCTGAGACATGTCTTCAAAAGACTTATTTGCTACATCTGCAGCAGCCTGTCTAAATCTATTTTTAAGATCAGTAAACCATGTAGGGCTTAAATTAAATTCAGCAAGCACTGCTTCACCATCAAATGGGTATCTGGCAGAGTATGACTCATAAAAAGATATTCCCTTCCAGTAGTCATCGTCAGTCTCAGCAAGTTTTTCTAGCAGCCCAATGACAGATTTGCATTCTTCTTTTGATATAAAATCTTCATAGAGATCTATATCTTCTGTTAGTTTAGTAAGCTTCATTACATACCCCCTGGCCCAGATTTATCTCCAGATAGATCATCATATTTGGTCGGAACCCCATCCTGTAAGTATCTCATGTTTCTAGGATTGTCGTGCTTTAATCTTTCAAATTCTTTTTTCATCCAATTAGCGGCTCCTAATTTCTTTTGATTTTCGAGCCATTCTGGGTGTCCGTCGTAAGGATACATAACAAAATTTCTTACAAAGAATTTTTCTCCATTATATATTGTTTTTACGCCATGAAAATATGGTTCATCTGATGGAAAGACAAGGATGTCTCCAGCCTGTGGTTTATGATTTACCCTATCCCCATTAACAAAAAATTCAATATCTCCTCCGTCGTAATTATCATTTATATACATTGTGCAGGTTAATTGAAATTTAGATCCTGGCATGTCTCTTTCTGAAATAATAAAATCTGTGTGATATTGCATAGTCATTTTATTATCTAGGACATCAACTTGATCCGTATACTTTGAAAAAGAACATCCGCTAAAATGCCAATTAGGTTTTAATTCAATGCCGTGCCTATTAATATAATCAAGCAATACTGCATCATAGGCGGACTGAATTTGATCCACAAAATCTTTTTCTTCTATAAACATTGGGTCGGACTTTTGAGTATCATCTACTTCTAATGAATTTTTTGCTTGGGAATAGGTGCCAAAATGTGCCCAAGGGTCCCAAGTCTTTAAAAAGTGCTTGCCTTCAGATGTCTGCTCTGATTTTTTCATTGTCTCATACAGGGCCTGCGGATCTTTCAAAACATTTCTGTACACATCCACTTTTGGATATAGCTCTACGTATTCTAAATTTGTCATGGCTGTCTTTCTCCTGTGTGTTTCATTATCGTCCAAAAAAATGGCGAAGTAAATCTATTTCCTGCTATTACTGGTCTTACCCCGTGTGTGTAGTGCATGTCTCCTGGGAAGAAATATGCTGCGCCTGCTTTTGGCTTAAATTCAATTCCGTGCTGTGGGAAGTATAGCTCTCCACCTTCATAGTCATCATTAAAATAAAATAGTCCTGCTAAGTCATACCATGGAAAATCATTTGGTCTTCCCTTTTCTATTCCAGTGTGAAACTCTTTGTCTGCGTGTGGTTCTTGTCTTGCCCCAACTGGCCATCTAACAATTGCTGGGCCTGTCTCTTGAGCATCAACAGAAAAAAATTTATCCACTTCAATTTTAAGTCTTGCTATCATTGAGTTAATTAATTCTAATATTGTTGGGTCAGACTCCATTAAAGAGTTGTGAGTGCAAACCCTATCTTTCCATATATTTGCATCATACAAAACTAATCCGTCTTCATCAACATGAGTTTCGGTTTGATCCCAAACTTTATTGTTTAAAGCAAAACTTATAAGCCTTTGCCTTTCATCTTCAGTCAAAAAATTTTCTAGCTCTATAATATTATCTGAGGATGAGCCAAAGAAACCTGAAGGCGTTATTGACTTCGGTGCATATAGCTGTATGTCTTTATTTGCAATTTTCATTAGTTTTCTTTCTGTTAATACTACAAGATAATTTTACCATGCTATTAATCTTTATTATCAATGACTTTTAATCTTATTGCTTTTACTTGGTGCTTCCCTAAAGATACTCCAAGGTGGTCTGTAGCATTACGGTAAAAATTAGTCCATTTCCCAACCGCATTTGATTCCGACCCAGCTTTGCTATATTCTTTAGAATCAAATGTTCTTTCTGGCATTTTTGAAGAGTCAAAAAACTCTATTTCGGAATCCTGCAAAGCTTCAAGGTTTATTGGCATTATTGAAAATATGGGCGTGTTAGCTTTTATTGTTATTTCAACATTTGGCCTAGTTACTCGGATCGCACAAGATAAATCTCCACTATAAAAAGAAGAACTCATTATTGTTGTAAATGGCTCATACCCGTCTACAAAATTATTAGGGACTGGCATAGTGAGGAGGCTGTGGTTTTCATCTGTTTTAAATGTTATGCCAGTGTTAAAACTTACCGTAGCATTTGATCTTTCGGCATAAGCATATTTATCTCCAGATAATATTTTTACGTGATCTGGTGTAGAATCAGATATGCCGTCCCATATAAAAGTTATATCTTCTGGGAATGAGATAGACCAGCCCATTTGATTTGGTAGTCCGACTGGAAAACATTTATATGCGTGAGCTTCCCAAGTTTCATCCATCCAATCTCTTTTTACTGATAAGGGGAGGACTGTGGCTGAAATATCTTTTGATCTATAGGCTTTGAGTTTTACCATCGTTTAATCTTTTTTCTACAAGTGCACGATACTCATCATTATGAGTATTATCGTTATAATCTAGCATTGTAACTATAGAATATTTTTTGCCTTCTTCTACTGGCATTGCAACATGAGAATAGATATATGTAGACGGGAATATGTATACGTCACCAGCTTTTGGCTTAATTTTTAAGTCTAATTTTGGGAACCATAGCTCTCCGCCAGTGTAATCATCATTTGGATACGCTACCAGAGACACCGTTGCTGTATAAGAAAACCCGTGGTCGGCATGCTCTTGAAAATGTTGTCCTGGACCATAAGAAATAAAATTCATTACTTCCCAAAAATCCATTCTTACGCTATGAAATGAACAATAGTCTTCTGCTGCTGGCCCCTGTGCATCTTTGGCATCTTGCCATATATCATTTATTCGTCTATCAAAATCATTTCTTATTGTTGGCACTGGGCCTATCTTTACATCTTGGCAATCTCTATAGCTTGGCCTTGTTTCATCATAGCCAACTGTTGCGCCTCTCCAGTTGTACTGCCCATTGCTTTCATTAACAACAGAGACAAGCCTTTCCATTAAATTTAGTTCTGGCTTAACTACGTCTCTATATACCCATAACCCAGGAAATAGGATTTCTTTGCTTGACCAAGTTTGATTCATTTTTCTCTTTCTCTCATATATAGTTTATCATATCATCTGGTAATATGTCAATAATTAAATGCACTCTATCAAAATCAGTTGGGTTAGAAACGGAGTGTGGCATTTGATTATTAATTTCATACCATCCGCCCTCTTCCATATGTATTGTATTGTCCATTACAGTAAATGTTATTAAATCTTTTGTTATTATAGGCAGATGAACTCTTCTAGAATAGTGAAGCAGGGCTCCACCATCAACATGCTTTGGTATATAAGAATTAGAATTTAATTTAACAAATTCACACCTTATTATTTTGCCAGAATAGTATGACTCTAAATCAATAAAAATTTTTTTAAGCTCTTGATTTGCTAGACTATTTTTAAGAAGATTTACATAATTGGTTTCAATTGGGTCGCCAACAATCCAATCGTAATCTGTTTCACAAATTCTAAACATCTGTGTGCTTTTGTGAGTATACCCTTTTTCTTGCCTGCTTTGATCAAGCAGCCATTCATTTGAAAAATTAGAAATTTCATCTTTAATATGATTTATTTCAAAATGACCTAGGTGAAGTATTGACCACTCAGTATTCTTTTTTAATCTTTTGTACATATTCGTATACCTCCATGTCCAATAAATTAATTTCTTCTATTCTATTTATATGTCTTTTATCAAATTTAATTCCTATATCATAAGAGGAATTTGCTTTGTCAGAATGTTTAAATGTTGAAAATCCAAATTGTTTTAATAAGCTTTTATTTAAATCTATTTTAAATAAATCTAGTTCTTCTAGCGTATAGGCTTTCATTTTTTCAAGACTTGAAATTACATTTTTTATATCTAATTTATATCCTTCTAAATACCAACCGCTGCTTACTGTATTTTGAAATTGTAATATATCCTGATTAAATTTTTCTATATTTAATTTACCAGTTAAAAATTTTGACTGTAGGTTGGATTGCATTTCGCATTCTTCCCCATAAAGCCATCTATCTAATTTTTCTTCAGCTTCTTTTCCAGCTCTTTTAGGACCCGTGGTATATTTAAAATAACTTATAAATCTTTCTACTGGGTCTCTGACTATTGTAAAAATTTCTGGATTTTCCATGTAATCTAAAGGCATTAAGCCAAAATGACCACCTACAAATTTGCTTTGTTTTATTTTTTCTACATCTATTCTACTTCTATTAGATATAAAATGTTCTACCCCATTTGATATCAAATGGGGTATTACATTATTCTTTATGTATATGCCAGATGTTCTTGGAATATGCAAATGATATATTGACACTAAAAACGCTTACGGTTGTGTACTACTAAGTCTCCTGCAATTAAAATATCGTTTGGAGAAGCATCAAATTCATAAACGGTTCTTTCTTCATTTATAATTTTTGTTGATTCTACTATTATTTCTTCAAAAATATTTTCATTATTTTTTACAAATATAGAATCTCCTGGTTCAAGAATTCCTGTTGTGCTAAAGAAATATGTGTCATTTTTCTTTGTAAGAATTGTTTGTTCTAGTGAGAATCTCTTAGAAGAGTCATCATTAATAATCATAGTTGCATCTTTTATAGAAGGCTTTACGTCTCTAATTTCAGTTTTTACTAGATGTATATTATTAATTGAATCTGTAGACCATGTATAAGGATCAATTTCAAATTCATCAAGCAATCCATCCCATGTTGCTGACCATACTTGGTCACCTACTTGAATTTCTTTTGCTTTTTTAAATTCTACTGTGTCATTTGGACCCACTGTCATTACAAGAGTGTCTTGATCAATGCAATAGAAACCTGGTGGAGCGAAGAACCCTGGTGGGGCGAAGAACCCTGGTGGGGCGAAGAACCCTGGTGGGGCGAAGAACCCTGGTGGGGCAAAGAAGCTTGGTGGTGCAAAGAATACTGGTGGGGCGAAGAACCCTGGTGGGGCGAAGAACCCTGGTGGGGCAAAGAATGCTGGTGGTGCAAAGAACCCTGGTGGGGCAAAGAAGCTTGGTGGAAAGAAAGGTGCCAACGTTGTAACGGAGCCAGATGACTCTGAGTAGTCTGAAGACCCATTGGCGTTTGTAGCAAGTACTTGATATGACTGTGCAGTGTTTGCTGTTTCTGGTACAGTGTAGCTCACTGCTCCTGTTGTATACACTGGGCCATCGCTAGACTTTAATGTATAACTAGTTATATCTTTTGATCCAGTAGCTGGCGCAGACCAAGTAACATAATCTTGGTTAATCTGGGCTGTTGCAGATGGAGCGGAAGGGGTTGCTGGAACTGTAGTTGCTGTTATAGCAGTAGATGCTGAAGAAGCAGGTGATGTTCCATAAGAATTTGTTGCTGTTACTGTAAATGTATAAGAAGTGGCAGAAGCCAATCCTTGTACTACTATAGGTGATGAGCTTCCTGTTGCTGTTTGGCCACCAGAAGAAGTGACTGTAAAAGATGTTGCGGCATATGGACCAGCAGGAGTAAATGATACAGTGGCTGCACCATTATTGTATGCCCGATTTGTTCCTATATCTGTTGCGGTGCCTATTGTTGGTGAGTATGGGGATAAAAAGTCATTTGATGACTGAGACATTCTACCTACTTGTTTTGACATTTATATATTCTCCCTTAATCCGATTACGCTGATAGGTCTCCGAAGACCAACCATCCGCTTGATATTTTCAATGCTGTTACTACTGAGTTAGTTGTTCTAAACTTTAATCCTGGTGTTCCGATTACACCATTTGTATTTGCAAATGATGCTCCAGTTCCTGTTGATTGCCAGAAATCAATTGATTGTCCAGTTGAATATCCAGTTGCTGGTAATGTTATTACAACTGCTCCTGATAGTGGAACAAACTTATCTTGTTCCCCTGCTGCTAGTGTTTCGGAAGCAGATCTTTCTGTTGCAATTGTTGTTATAGAAGGAACTGCTGCCCGTGTCTGTGTGCCATCGGAGAATACAATTCCTGCTGCGCCAACTGTTACTGTTCCAGTGAATGTTGGTGAAGCAAGTGGTGCCTTTAGCGCAACTGATGTGGTGAGCGCTGAACCAGCTGACTGATCTGCTGAAATATAATCTGCAATTTCTTTCAGAGTATCAAATGCTGCTGGTGCACCATTAATAACTGCTGTGACCCGTGAGGTTGCATCTGCAATTGCTTCTGATTTAGCTGTAGCAATTGCTGAGTTACGACCTGAAACTTCTGTTGAAATTGCGGTTGCAAGTGCTGCTGCTGCTGTAGCCTCGGCTGCTGTTTTTGCTGCATTTGCTTTAGTTGTAGCATCTGTTGATGCTGCGGCAATTGCTTCTGATTTAGCTGTAGCAACTGTTGTTGCTGTTGCAAGTACTGAGGTGTCTACAATTCCATGAATATTTGTTGTGTCTGCTTCGTGTGATGCTAACGCTGCAGTTGTGGCTTTTGTATTTACAGATGTTTGTAATGTTGCTGCAGCAGTATTTATTGCTGTAACATCTGATTGCAATCCTGTAATTGAAGTTTTTGCTGTATTCAAGTCTGTTGTCAGAGTTGAAGTATTTGTAAACAGTGTTGCTACTGATGAATCGTAGCTTGTAACCTTTGCAGCTAATGCATTTGATACTGTATCAATTTGATACTGAATTCCAGAAGTTACTCCATTTACGTAACCAATCTCTGTTGCGCTTACATCACCAATTGAAGTGGTTGAAGGAAGGGTAACGGTTCCTGTAAATGTTGGAGATGCTTTTGGAGCATTTAATGCAACGTTTGCAGTTAGTGTTGAAAGGTCTCCAGTTAAGTTTGCAATCTTTGATTGTGCAATTTCTGCATAATCATTAACATCTGCGTTGACTATTGTGCCATTTAAAATCATTCCAGATGTTACTGTTCCAGATGGAAGAGTTACTGTACCTGTGAATGTCGGTGATGCTTTTGGCGCATATGTTCCTGCTGCTTCTGTTGAAGCAAGCTTTGTATCAATTTGAGACTGGATACCGCTTGTTACACCAGATAAACGCTGTATTTCTGCATTTACTACAGAACCAACTCTTAATGAATCTGCGACGAGGCCGCCAACTTCAAGTGAGTCTTTTGTGTATGTTGTAAAGTCAACAACTGTTGTAGGCTCTGGTGTTACGCCAGAGAATAGTTTCCATATTCCATCTGAGGCATCTCTTACAAGGCCTGAGTGCTGGTATGTTCCGTTATTAAATGCTCCAACTACACCAAGATCAAGAACGTTTGACTGGTTGTTTTCACCAATATAAATCATTGGATCATCAATTGTAACGTTAGTTGAATTTACAGAAGTTGTGGTTCCATTAACTGTTAGGTTTCCTGAAACTGTAAGCGCTCCAATAGTTGCTGTGTCTGCCTGTACTTGATCTACTTGAACAAGAGGTCCAGTAAATTTAGTTGTTGCTGTGATTGTTGGGGACAATGAAAGTATGATGTCTAGGTTATCTGTTGCATCTGTCTTTACTATTCCACCTTGTGCTCTAATTGCTGCAGAAACAACTTCTTGGCCTGTTCCGCTATTCCATGTTGAGTTAACTCCTCGTCCAGAAGTAACTGTTGAATCAATTAATGATGTAATTGTATTTGTAATATCTAATTCTGATGCTGGTACTTTGCCTGAGTTATTTAATGAAGCTACTCCGCCATTTGCGCCACGGTCAGAAACTTCTAAATATCCAGCATTAACAGTATTTGCTAAACCTGAAACTGCGCTATCTACATATGCCCTATTTGCAATTACAGATGTATCAACAGCAAGTGATATTGTATTTCCTGAATCACTGTATACCTTAGAGATACCTGTTCCAGCTGTTAAAGCTGAGTCAATTGCGTCTTGTGCTAATTCATTAAAATATGAAGCATCTACTGCAATGGTGATTGTATTTGCACCATCGTTATATGTCTTTGTAAGACCGCTACCCATTGTAAGGGCTGAGTTTATTGCATCTTGGGAAATTTCACCAATTGCTACATCTGAATTGTTTGCATATGAAAGGGCAGTCCATGTTGAAGACCCGTTACCGAATTTAAATAGGTTAGTGTCTGACTCGACACCCATTTCTCCTGCTGCCAAAATTGGATTTACTGAGGTCCACTGTGAAGCGGTTCCTCTTCTTACTTGAATTCTTACTGTTGACATATTTGCCACCCCTTGTTTAGA